CTGGAGAGCGACGTGTTCACCGTCGACGTGGTCGAGACCTGGCTGGCCTACAAGCGTGAGCGCGAGGTCGACGCCGTCCGCCTCCGCCCCCACCCCTGGGAGTTCCACCTCTACTACGACATCTAGGGATACAACGCTCTGACCAGCGGTTACGCATCCGCGCGAGCGTCCTGGGCTACAACGGGACTACCGCCGAGGGCGCGGTCGACGGCGGCGCGTGCCCTGCCTTCGCTGGACGGCATCAGGTGGGCGTAGACCCGCAGGGTGAAGCCCGGGTCGTTGTGGCCCAGGTACTCGGCCAGCGCCCGGATGTTCACGCCATCCTCCAGCAGCGCCGAGGCGTAATAGTGCCGGGCCGCGTGCATGCCGTTCCCCCGGGTCGCCGGCACCCCGGCCCCTTCGAGGGCGGGTTTCCACACGTGCCTGTTGAAGAACGTCCGCGCCAGCGCCGTCCGCTCCCGGGTCGAGAACACCAGACGGGCCGTCTCCGGCCGGCCGGCCGGTTCGCGCCACGGCAGGGTGACCGCGACGGCCGGCCAGGCTTCCAGGTGGGCGGCGAGCCGCAGCGCGACCGACTCGGGTAGCGGCACGTCGCGGGTCTTGCCGGTCTTGGGCGGGGCGAACACGAGCCGGGAGGCGACGATGCGGACCTGCCGGCGCACGTGGACGACGCCGCGCAGGAAGTCGACGTCGTCGACGGCCAGACCGAAGCACTCGCCTTGCCGAAGCCCAAGGCCCGCCGCGGTCGCCACGATGGCCCGGTAGCGGTCGGGCAGCGCCGCGGCGACCTCCGCGACCCGCTCGGCCGGCCAGGGCACCACCGTGCGGCGGTCGGGCGCGGGCGGCTTCACCGACCCGACCCGGCACGGGTTGCGGGCGATGGCGCCGTCGTCGACCGCCGCCTGCAGGATGGCGCTCAGGTTGGCGAACACGACGCGGACGTAGCTCGGCGCGAGCTGCTGCTGAAGGCCGCGCGCCCACGCCTGCACGACGCTCGGGCGCAGCGCCCCGAGCTGGTAGCCGCCAAGCTGCGGGTAGACGTGCAGCCGGAGCCGCAGCGCGACCGCTTCCCTGGTGGTCTCGTCGAACGTCTGCGCGGCGAGGTGCGCATCGCCGTAGGTACGCAGGGTCGCCTTGCCGGCCCGAGGGTCCGTCCAAGCGTTGTGCAGCTTGGCGTGCTCGTTCTCGGTCTTGAACCGTTGGGCGTCGACCTTGCGGTCGAAGACCGGGCCGCGCATGGCGCCGCCCGGATCTCGGTACTGCACGCGGTAGGTGGTCTTGCCGTTGCGGACCCGCTTCTGAATCGAGGCCATCAGCCTCCCGCCTTCCTTGGGGTAGCCGGGCCGAGCAGGCCCCGCTCGCGCGCCAGCGCAATCCATCGGCTGGCCGTGGACCGGGGCAGGCCGAGCCGGTTCATCACGGTCTTGGTGGGCGCCTCGCCGACCGCGTAGGCGACTTGGTACACGGTGGCAACGAGCCACAAGTCCTCTTCGCTCGGCCCCCCGCCGTGCTGGGCGCGTTCGGACAGCATCGGCAGCATGGGCCACACCGCCTTGTAGGCTTCGTCGCCGGTCGGCGTGATGTGCACGACGTTGTACTCGGCGGCAACGTGCAGCAGCGTGGCGACGGCGATCCGGCGGAGCCCTTCGGTGGTGACCGGCGGCCCATCCTCGCGGCGGGCGACGGTGAGCCGGTCGCAGATGAGGCGGCCCTCTTCGAAGACGACCTCAGCCTCGACGTCGTAAAGCTGCTCCTTCCCGTCCATGCGAAACGAGACCGGCGAGCGGTAGGTGAACGGCGACCAGACGGCCATGCGCGGCCCGAACCGGATGAGCTTCGACTGCTTCAGCGGCTTGTCCATGGCGCCACTGTGACGCCGCGAGACAAGCTTGTCAAGACTGCCCCACACATGGCACAGTCCCGTCATGCCAGGCCCACTGGAGACGAAGGGAGACGCACGGTGGAGCCGTTGATGAGCGAGGCGCAGGTCGCGGAGATGTTCGGCAAGCCGCCCCGGACGCTCCGCCAGTGGCGCTACTTGGGCATCGGCCCGAGGTACCTGAAGGTCGGCGCCACCGTGCGCTACCGGGCGCGCGACGTGGAGGCATGGCTCAAGGCGCAAGAGCAAGAGCCCGCCGTCCGTGCCCGATAACGGCCGAAGCCGGGCGCCCCGCCGCGAGCGACCCGGCCTCGATACCTAGACCCCGCCCCGATAGCAGGACCGAGATGAGCATACCCGACCACAACGACCGTCAACGCATCGGCGAGCTGGTTGGCGCCTTCATCGGCGCCAAGGTGGAGGAGATCGACGGCCTGGTGGCCGAGGCTCGTAGCCGGGTCGAGAGCCTCCCCGACCTGCGCACCCTGTGGTTGCTCGCCGGGGAGATCCTCGTCCGGCTGGCCGCCGTCGAGCACGAGCTGGCCGAGCTGCGCAAGGCGGCCCGGCGATGAGCGGCATCGTCTACGACCCGCCCGACCATGGCACACCCGACGGTGCGCCTCTGCTCGCCGGTCTCCGCGATGGCGCCTGGCTGGACGCGCAGCACTTCCCGCCGCTGGCCTACGCTGTTCCGGGCGTGATCCCGGAGGGGTCCGTCTTGCTGGTCGGACCGCCCAAGATCGGCAAGAGCTGGCTCGTCCTGACCGTCGCGCTGGCCGCCGCTACCGGCGGCCGGGCGCTCAGCATCGCCGTCACGCAGCGGCCGGTGCTGTACTTGGCCTTGGAGGACGGCGACCGACGCCTTCAGGACCGCTGCCGTAAGCTGCTCCACGGTGATCCGATCCCCCGCGAGTTCGAGTACCTAATCAGGGTCGAACAGGGCCGCATCGTCGGTACGATCGCCTCGTGGCTCGACCTGCAACACGGCGCGCCGCCCTTGGTGATCCTCGACACTCTCGGGAAGGTCATGCCGCCCGCCTTGCTCGGCGAGTCCAGCTACCAACGCGACTACCGCGTCGGGACGACCCTCAAGCGGATCGCCGACGAGCACACCGGCATGACTCTGCTCGTCAACCACCACGATCGCAAGGCGAGCGCCGACGACTTCGTGGACTCCGTCTCCGGCACCCACGGCCTAGCTGGCGCGGCCGACACGGTGATCGTGCTCACCCGCTCGCGGCACGAGATCAGCGGGCTGCTCAAGGTCACCGGCCGCGACGTCCCCGAGGGCGAGTACGCACTCCAGTTCGCCGGCGGGTTCCTCTGGGACCTCGATGGCGCCGACCTCGACGAGGCCGCGTCCCGCGCACGCCAGGCGCGCCAAAGCGCCGGGCTCGGCGATCGCTCCGCGGAGATCATCGCGTTCGTCGCCGATAACCCGCCTCGCGTGACGATCGCCCAGGTCGAGGAGAAGTTCGGCAAGGACGCCCGCCGCTACCTGAAGCGCTTGGCCGATTCGGGCCGCCTGCTCCGGCTATCCCGCGGGCTCTACACCACTGTCCCAAGTGTCCCATTGTCCCATTCGCAGGTCAGCGAGGGTGAGCAAGGGGCCAACGGGACACCGCCGTCCCCCGATGAGGACCTCTAACCAGGCAATGGGACAATGGGACACTTGGGACACCGTTAGTGAAGAGCCATGGCTGAAACGATCTGGGTGGCGCGGTTGAGGATCAGCGATGCGACAGCGCACAAGATCTCAACTCAGCACGGTCTACAAGCCGATGAGGTCCGAGGCGCGGTGGAGTGCGTCCGAGGGCTGACGTTCGTGTGGAATGACGATGATGACCGGGGACGAAGGGCGATCGTCGAGACCTTCATTCGAGGACACAGGGTACTGGTCGTCCTCTACCCAGCCGATGATCCCTTCGGGGAAGTGTTCGACCTTGGTAGCGCTTATCGCCTACGATGAGAGGTCTAGGGACACCACTGGGGGCGTGATGGCTATGACAGAGACGGGCAGTGGTTCCGGGTTCTATGAGGAAGATGAGCCGGTGGACAAGATCGTTGCGATCTTCGAGACCGGGACGAAGGGGATAACAGCCCCATCGTCGGACGCTGCTGGCCAGATCCTCTCGTCGCGGCACTTCATTCTGGTGACCCGATCCCTCCGCACCTTGACGGGGCTTGGAAGCCAACGGCGTGAATTCGTCCAAGCGTGAAGATCCATCCCATTATCGCTGACACCGGGCGTCCAATGGGTAGTGCCGCGAATCTTCTCAATGCCGGCTGGACGTACACCACGGCTATCCCGCTGGCTGAGGGTGGATACACCCTGCCGGCTCAAGCTCTAGCAGTGTTCGTCGAGGGCACGTGGGCCGAACTGAATCGTCCCCACCAGATGGTGATCGAGCTCGTGAACGATGAATCGCAGCCCGCTCACTTCCTGACGCCGACGGGGCCGCAACCGGTTCGCATTGAGCAGGAGATCGCGATCCCATCGGTACCCACCGCACCGAACGGTACTCCAGGGATGACGACAGCCTTAGTCGATCTCGCCCAAGGCACCATCAGGATCGACGCTGCGCGACGCAGGTTCATCTGGCGTGTCACCGTCGGCGGGGTGACGGAGGAAGCCGGTTTCTGGGTCAACGCACCGATGGTCGCGCCACGGATCGGTGGCGCCCCGGATGCAGCACCGCCCCAGGCCTAGCCTCAACTCGGGGGCTGACGTCCCGGCCGAGGTCGCCCGCTGGCCCGACCTGGGGAGGTCGCCTTGAGCGAGTACCTCAGCGAGGTCCACGGTAGCCCGAGCGGGTTGACCGACCGGGAGCGGTCCTTGCTCTGCTACCTGGCCGTCCGCACCATCGCCAGCCAGACCGGCGCCGACGAGCAGACCGCCGCCGACGCGCTCGACCAACTCGCCACCGAGGGCCGCGTCGCCATCTCGGGCGACCGCCACGACATATATCTGGTCGCCGCCGGCAACTCGATCGTGCACGCCGCCCGCGACTGGCTGCGGTACATGGCCTACGGCCGCGGCGGCGTACCGAGCTCAAACTAGCCGCGCGGTACACTTCTCGCAAACTCCCGAGTCCGTGGGAAGAGAGGTACCGCCGCCGTGGCGACCCTACTCGAAGACCTGCGCGCCAAGCGCACCGCGGCCCGCACGGCTGCCGACCAGGTTCTCGAACGCGCTGCCGCCGAGCAGCGCGACCTATCGGCCGAGGAGCTGGCCGAGTACCAGGCCCGCGTCGTCGAGCAGCGCGAGGCCGACGACCAGCTCGACGAGCTGCGCGACCGCGAGCTGGCCGAGCTGCGCGCCGCGGCGACCCGCCGCCCCGCTGGCCCGCGGCTGCCGGACGAGCCCATCCTGACCAGAGAGCAGAGCGTCTACGACTGGTGCCAGCAGCGCGGAATGTTCGAGCCGCCCGCCGACGAGCGGCCACCGTCGTTCGACCGCTGGCTGAAAGGCATCGCCACCGGCAACTGGGACGGCGCCGAGCACGAGCGCGCCATGAGCGAGGGCACGGCGACCGCCGGCGGCCACCTGGTGCCGACGCCGCTGTCCGCCCGCGTCATCGACCTGGCCCGCAACGCCACCCGCGTGTTCCAGGCCGGCGCCATCACCGTCCCGATGACCGCAGCCACCCTGAAGCTGGCCCGGCTCACCGGCGAGAGCACCCCCGGGTGGAAGTCCGAAGGCGCCGCCATCACCGCCACCGGCGACCTGGCGTTCGATGCGGTCACGTTCACCGCCCGGACGCTCACCCGCGTGGTGACGCTGTCGGTCGAGCTGTTCGAGGATGCCGACCCGTCCAGCGAAGACGTCATCGCGCGCAGCTTCGCCGCGCAGATGGCGCTCGAATTGGACCGGGTCGCATTGCGCGGCAGCGGCACCCCGCCCGAGCCCCGCGGCGTGGTCAACCAGACCGGCGTGACGCTCACCACCCACGGCGCCAACGGCGCGCTCATCACCAACTACGACTTCCACCTGGACGCGGTCGGCGCGGTGCGGGCGGCCAACTTCGAGCCCAACGCGCAGATTCAGGCGCCGCGCACGGCCACGTCGCTGAGCAAGCTGAAGGAAGCGACGACGAACGCCTACATGGCGCCGCCGGCCGGGCTGGCCGCCATCCCGCGGCTGAACACCAAGCAAGTCCCTATCAACTTGACGGTGGGCACGAGCACCGACTGCTCGGAAATCTACACGGCCGACTGGTCGAACCTGATGGTCGGCATCAAGACCGATTTCCAGCTCTTGTTCCTGCGCGAGCGGTACATCGCCGACACGTTGAGCTACGCGTTTCTCAGCTACCTGCGCGCCGATATCCAGCTCGCACAGCCGACCGCGTTCGTGGTCGACACCGGCGTGAGGACCTGATGGCCGAGCCCGAGCGGGCCGCCGAGGACCTGCTCATCGAGCGCGAGGACCTGGGCCCCGGCTGCACCACCCTGGTCGCCAAGGGCGACGTCATCCCGGCCGAGCTGGCCGCGCTTCCCCGGCGGCCACGCGAGCCCAAGCCCCGCAAGCGGTAGGCCGCCGTGAGCTGGTGGGACCGGTGGGTGTGGCGCCGGGTCGAGCAGCGCGAGCAGCTCACGCTCGAACAGCTACTCGCCGACCAGGGCACGCCGACCGCGGCCGGCGAGCCGGTCACCACCGACTCGGCCATGCGACTGTCCGCGGTATGGGCGTGCATCCGGTTGTTGAGCGACGCCGTCTCGACCTTGCCCGTGCATGCCTACCGCCGCGGCGAGCGCGACCCGCTGCCCGACCTACCGCCGCTGCTGCGCTCGCCGGCCGCTGGCATGTCGCTGCCGGACTGGCTGTACGGCGCCATGGTCTCGCTGCTGGTCGCGGGCAACTGCTACGGCCGCGTCGTCGCCCGCTCGGGCGCCGGGCTGCTGCCGGCGCAGGTCGAGCTGCTGCACCCTGACCGCGTCGGCGTGAGCGTCAACGGCGACGGCATGGTCACCTACCGGCTGAACGGCACCGAGCTGGACCCGGCCGACGTCTGGCACGTCCGCGCCTACGTGTTCCCCGGCTCGGTCGTCGGGCTGAGCCCGATTCAGCATGCGCGGCAAGCCGTCGGATTGGGACTGGCCGCCGAGCGGTTCGGCTCGCGGTGGTTCGGCGACGGCGCCACGCCGCAAGGTGTGCTCACGTCAGACCAGCGCATCAACACCGAGCAGGCCGAAGCGCTGCGCGACCGCTGGGACGCCCGCCACAAGGGCCGCCGCCGCATCGCCGTGCTCGGCGACGGCGCGAAGTTCCAGCCCATCAGCATCGCGCCGGAAGAGAGCCAATTCCTTGAGACGACGAAGGCGAACGTCGCCACCATCGCCCGGTTCTACGGCGTCCCGCCCGAGATGGTCGCCGGCGAGACCGCCGGGCACATGGCCTACACCAGCCCCGAGCTGCGCTCGCTCGACCTGCTCACCTACGCCGTGCGGCCGTGGCTGGTCAGGCTTGAGAACGCCATCTCGGCGCTGCTGCCGCGGCGGCTCACGGTGAAGTTCAACCCCGACGCCATCGTCCGCGTCGACCTGAAGACCCGCTACGAAGCCCACGAGATTGGCCTGCGCGCTGGCTTCCTGACGCTGGCCGAAGTCCGCGAACTAGAGGACCGGCCGCCGCTGCCGCCGGCCGAAGGTGGTGCAGTCGCATGACCGACGTACTCATCCGCGCGTTCGAGGCGACCCTGGCCGTCCGTGACGACGGCGACGGCCGGACCCTAGAGGGCCCGCTGCTGCCGTGGGGCGTCGAGGCCCGCGTGCTCGACCGCGGCCGGCTGGTCACCGAAGTGTTCGAGCGCGGCGCCTTGGCCGACGTCGACCCCGCCAGGGTGCCGCTCACCGCCACCCACCCCCGCGACGCCGGCACGCTGCCCATCGGCGTGACGCTCTCGATCGACGAGCGCGCCGAGGCCGCCTGGGGTAGCTGGCGCGTGAGCAGGACCGCGCTCGGCGACGAGGTGCTGGAGCTGGCCCGCGACGGCGTGCCGCTCGGGCTCTCCGTCGGGTTCATGGAAGTGGCCGGCGGGTCGCGCTGGTCGGCCGACCGCCGCCGCGTCACCCGCACTCGGGCCGCGCTCGACCACATCGCCATCGTCAGGCGGGCCGCGTACGTCGGCGCCGAGGTCGCCGCGGTACGTGGCGCCGAGGACACGCGTGGGCTGCCGCTGCTCACCCGCGTCGCGCTCATGATGCGGCGGTAGCCGATGGCGCTGCGCCGCGCGTGCCTGGACTGCGGCAAGCTGGGCCGCTGGCGCTCACGCTGCCCGCGCTGCGAGGCCTTACGCGAGCGCGCCAAGGCAGCGCGGCGGCCCGAGTACAAGACGGCCGCCGAGACCAGGCGACGCCGCGAGGCCGTGGCCGAGCACCGCGCCCGCTACGGCGACTGGTGCCCAGGGTTCCACGAGCGCCCGGGCCGCCCCGCCCACCCCTCGGCCGACCTGACCGCCGACCACGTCGTCGAGGTCGGCCGCGGCGGCCCCGAGGATGGCCCGCTGGTGGTTCGCTGCCGCTCGTGCAATTCGGCGAGGGCCGCCGTCCTGCTGGCCCGCGAGGTCGGTTTCCCCATGAGGGCGACCGCTGCGTCCCCGCGCCCGCCGAAGTTTCCGACACACACCGGCGACGACGGCCCGGCGGTCGCATGAAGGCCAGGCTGCTACTCGGGGAGCTGCCGCGAGAAGTCGCGCAGGATGTCTCCAGCCTTCTCCCGAAGTTCATCGTCGGTTGCGGCGCCCCGTTCCTTGGCCAGCGTCAACTCCCGAAGTTCATCGTCGGTTGCGGCGCCGCGTTCCTTGGCCAGCGTCAACTCCCGAAGTTCATCGTCGGTTGCGGTGCCCCGTTCCTTGGCCAGCGTCAACACCAGCCACGCACTCAGGTTGAGCAGGCCGATGATGAGATTGGTTGCACCCGACCCGCCCGGGTCGAGTTCGAGGTTGGCGATGTGGTCGACTGCGCGTTGTCTGTCCGACTGCAGCCAAAGGGTCAGGCAGTCGACGGCGACTCGGGTGGTGGCGGTTCCGGGGTTGGTCTCGTCCATGGCGCCAGGATAAGCCGATGAAGGCCGGGCCGAAGGGTCAGGTCACCGCCCCGCCGCTGGACCTGCGCCGTCTCCCGAAGCGCGGCGGCAGCCGGGCTATCGCGTTCGTCGAGCGCTACGTCCGCACCCCCAAGGGCACCGGCGCCCGCCGCCGGATGCGGCTGCGCCCGTGGCAGAAGGCGATCGTTCACGGGCTACTGGACGAGCCGCGCCCGCGCCAGGGGCTCGTGAGCATCCCGGCCGGCAACGGCAAGAGCACCCTGGCCGCCGCGCTGGGACTGTTCGGACTGCTGGCCGATGGCGTCGAGGGCGCCCAGGTGCTCGTCGTCGCCTCAGACGAGCGGCAGGCCGGCATCATCCTGCGCACGGCGAAACGCATGGTCGAGCTCGACGACGAGCTGGCCGCCCGCGTGCAGACCTTCGCCGACCACCTACTCGAACCACGCACCGACTCGGTGTTCATGGCGCTACCCGCCGACCCGGGCGCCCTGCAAGGGTGGGACCCGTCGCTTGCCATCGTCGACGAGCTGCACGTGGTCACCGACGACACCTTCGAGGCCATGGCCGCCCGCGCGGGCAAGCGCGAGCACAGCCTGCTACTCGCCATCTCGACGCCACCCAGGGTGGGCGACGACGGCGTGATGCGCCGCCTGGTCGACCACGGCCGCTCGGGTGATGACCCGTCGTTCTACTTCGCCGAGTTCGCCGCCCCGCCCGGCTGCCCGGTCGACGACGAAGCCGCCTGGGCCGTCGCCAATCCCGCGCTCGACGACTTCCTGCACCGCGACGCGCTGCGCGCCACCCTGCCGCCCAAGATGAGGGAAGCGGCGTTCAGGCGCTACCGGCTCGGCCAGTGGGTCGCGCTGGACGGCGCCTGGCTGCCGGATGGCGCCTGGGCCGGCTGCGCCGACGCCACCCGCTCGATTGCTGACCACGCCGACGTGGTGCTCGGGTTCGATGGGTCGTTCTCTGGCGACTGCACCGCCCTGGTCGCCGTCACCGTCGAGCCGCGCCCCCACGTCGAGCTGGTCGAGCTGTGGGAAGCACCCGAGGGCGCCCGCGACTGGCGCGTGCCCGTCGTCGCCGTCGAGGATGCCATCCGGGCCGCCTGCCGCCGCTGGCGCGTGCTCGAGGTCGCCGCCGACCCCTACCGCTGGGCCCGGTCGCTCGAGCTGCTCGACGGCGAGGGCATCCCGGTTGGCGAGTACCCGCAAGGCCCCGCGCGCATGGGCCCGGCCACGAGCCGGTTCTACTCGGCCGTCGTCGACCGGCTGCTGTCCCACGACGGGTCGAGCGCCCTGGCCCGCCACGTCGGCAACGCGGTGCTCAAGGAAGACTCGCGCGGCGCCCGGCTCGCCAAGGAACACAAGGACTCCAAGCGCCGCATCGACGCCGCCGTCGCCGCCGTCATGGCCCACGATCGCGCCGCGGTGCTGGCTGGCGACCGCGGGCCGAGCATCTACGTCTGATGAGCTACCCGAGAATGAGCAAACGGCCCCGGGATCCTCCCGACACCGAGGCCGTTCGCTATCCCTTCATCCCCTGTACCGAGAATAAGAGCGCTTCATCACTGCTGGGCGTTACTCGGGCTCCGAGCCTCTGGCCCACTCGGCGAGCCGCCGATGCCAATGCCACCACACCGTCGCGCACGCGGCGACCCCATCGGGCACCTCGGCGCCGAGCCGCCTGGCGCGCTCGGCCGCGGCGTCGGCGAAGCCGGCCACGCGCCGCACATCGTCGGCGAGCTGGGCGCGCTGGGTGACCTGCCTGCGCCGCCTCCACCGCCTGACCACGCGCGTTCGCCCCTTCCGCCGGGGGCAGCCGGCGCCCGCGACACAAGGCCAGGCGAGCACCGGCGCCGTTCCCGTCGTGAACGGCGATTCTAGGCTATTGACGGCTGTTACGCCGCATTGCGCCGCTGAGCAGGCGAAACGACGCGAACGTACATGGCTACTGGCGGCGATAGCCGGCAAACTCAGGCCACGATGCCCGAACCTGATGATCTCCTGACGACCGCTGAGCTTGCCGCCGCGCTCAAGGTCAACGAGCGCACGGTTCGACGCTGGCGCAACGAAGGCGAAGGGCCACCGGTTCTGTGGGCGGGCGGCCATGCCCGCTATCGGTGGGGCGACGTGCAGGAATGGCTGGAGCGCCGGCGAGCGGCCGAGGACGAGCCGCCGCCCGAGTAGCCCGGGGCTACACCGGGGCTACGCAACAGCGAGAAACGCCGAGACGTGCCGAGACGTGGCAGGACCGAATACACGCAGGTCAGCCGGCCGGTTCGAGCATCAGCGCAGGTCAGCGATGCGCGCCGCACACTTCTACGACATCTAGGCTCATAACGGCGCTGACCAGGGCGGACAGTGGCTCACCGTCCGCCCTGGCGCACATCTGGCGCACTTGCCGAACAGGACAGTCAGGCAGACTGCGTCAGCAGGAGTCGC